ACATCTTCTCCGCTATTTAAGTCGAACTCCTTCAAACAAAGACTAGTCATAATCTCTCGAGTTTCTTTATGAGCTACGACAGGTGGCATACCCGGTATAGTACATGCTATAAATCGTCTTTTTAAAAAGACTATACCGCTTTTCTTCACTTCCTGTGTAACCTCGTCAACCTCACTTAAGAAATCATCAAACTCCTCTACTTCTCGCAATTTCATATCAAAATATTCATCTAAAAACCAGGCATAAGCCTTCGTATTGAAAATTGCTTGTAAAGTTATAGGCCAAGTCCAAGCATGATCATCACCATATACAATCATCACTAACAATCTAAGATAAATACATTGTTGTATATATGAAGCCACATGCGGATATTTCCATTTATTATATGAACAGAAAAGACAAAATAGAAAAAGCTTTGCGAAACTATCTAATAACGAAGTTTCTAATCCTCCCGAATAAACCTTTCCTTTTTCTATTCGCCAGAAACCGCCTAAGTGAAGAACTATCTTTACAACTATATGGTACATAAAATATTTAAACAGAGTCCTTATATAATTTTTAGCTCGATCTGTCTTATTATCCATTTTGTAACACAAATATCCTGTGCCACAGTACATATCCATGAATATGCGCTGTACATGTTTATCTAGTTTATATATGTCACCTTTACCATATCTCTGTCCCTTAACGTCATAATTTAACAACTTAGCAACATTATAAGCACCTCCGTGCATAAAATTAAGTCCTATTGCTATGTATGTACCCGTCATGATATATTTTAAAAACCACAACAAAGTATGACCCAGGAAACTATGAAACATAGACGGAATAAAATATTCTCTCATACTCATTATTAGCTTCATTAATTTCTCCACAAACGGCGTTCCCATCAGTTTTTTCCACTCTTTTTTTTGTCTAATCACCTCAAAGTCATAATAATCAGCCTCATTATATTTTCTGACTGTCATCATAAAGAAATGGAAAGCTCTTAAATTGGGTTCCCACATCACTGATTTTTTTCCTGAATTATGCACTTTGTACTTAACACTATTATACTCAAACTCTCCAGATATAGCTGGCACTATACCTCCTCCCGTGTTCCAATTAAAGAAGAATACTTTTTTTGGCGAATAACGCAACTCAAACGTATTAAAATGCTTTCGAAGGTCTAGTAAATCTAGTATATGCTCATAAGCCGAAGGAAACATTTTCTGTATTTTTGCCCATTGGGGTCCTTCATAACAAGTATCTACATCATACTCTCTCAACAACATAACTTGCTTTTGAGGCGACATATTACCCGTAGTATATACTACTCTATCAAAACCTTCACCATAGTAATTTCCACTAAAATCCATACATGTATGATATTTCTCATATATCAAACTATAAAACGAATAGGTCATATAAGCTCGATGTGCCAAAGAGCCTGGTCTAACCTCCCGAATACCCGTTAGTTTATATATTAAGTCCGACGATGCTTCTTTAATAAGCTCCTTAAACACCACCGACGGAACAACTTGATCTTCATGATAACAATTAAAATGAGTCGTAGGTGGTCTTATCAATACCTGCGACTTATTCGTATACAACTGTGTATAAAACTCCAAGAAAGACTTTGTGCACACCTCTTTTCTTTTAGTAACTGTGCCATTTAACAGCAAATACTTCGATTTTATCTCCGCATAAACACTTGCCATTAAGTCTTTCTTTGTTTTAAAATCAGTTGGACATCGAATAACTGGATCAACTTGTTCTTTAATATCATAAAATTCATACGCTATAGTACTATCCATATGTCTATGAAATGTACACTGCACTTTTCGCATCTGCATTCTAGTTTTCTTTCTTCGATAAAACAACTTATTTAGTATAGGGCTCCTCGGAAATCCTATCTTAGCAAAAATATGATCTAGAGGTAACAATTGAAATAACAGTGTTAATAAGTAATTTTGGTCCTTGAACTGTGAAAGTTA